CGAGTTTTGTTTTTGGAAGACACCATTATCTGGGTTTTCTATATTATAGGTAAAAGTCACATCACTAAACCAGCCCAAGACGCCTTCATCGCCAGCGCCATATCCATTATATAGATCTTTGCCGAAAATGTGGTCGCTATTAGAATTTTTTGGAACTTGCAATAGGTTCATTATCTTCAATCTTAATAGCGGTCCTTGTGAGAGAATTTTGGCGCCGCCTGCATCAGTATAGTTAGGATACATAAATTGTGCCAGTTTTTGTGCCTTAGCCAGATTTGCATATGCCTCGCCCTCACTCGCTGCTGGCATTTTAAAGGCAAATGATATTCTTCTAGTTGTTTGTTTAAAATTATAAAGAGGATCTGCTCTGCCATAAACCTGCTCAGAATTCCAATCTTGTGAATAGGTATCATTAAAGGCGGTTATAAACGCTTTAAATTGTATAATCTCGCCAGAGGGCACATGCGTTATTGAAAACTTAAACCCTTGGTTAAATAGGGCATCAGATCCGTCAGCAAAGTAAAACTGTTTTCCTTCGCCAGGTCCTACAACATTCTTTTTATAAATTTCTGGATTGTCGTAGATACTATCGGTCATCTATTACGCCCTCCCTGCTACAGCATCTCTTGCAGTTTCACCATTTATTTCTCTAACTATTGTTGCTAATTTTGTTCTATCAAGCATTAGATTTACTGTTATTTGTTGTGGTTGGGAACCTTGTTTTCCCTTTTCGGAACCGAAAATTAAGTTATTGACTGTTTCTGTGGCTCCCTCGACCGCTGCTCGCGCTGTGCCTGCTGTGCTAGCAGCCGCCGTCGCAGTCATGGCAGTAGTGAAAGCAGCCGCATTCGCCACTTTGACATCCGATATGGCTTTTCCAATTTTTGCAATATTTGTGGCTGCTTCGGGATTTGTGAGAATAGCAAAGAAACTCGTTGCGCCGCCAATAATAGAACTAAACACATTGCCAATACCACTGATGGCTCTCTCTACGGCGGTAAATGGGTTTAGGAGTGCCGCCGCATTTTCAATAATATTTGAAAAACCATCAGCAATTTCAAAAAGACCCAATAAGAAACTTGGTGGATTAAAGCGAGTAAGGAACATCATATTTCCTAATTTTTCCACCGCCTCACTTAAATGGTTCGTACCTGTCCTCGCACTTTTTACTAAACTACCCATTATTGTGAAGGCGGCACGCAAGGGTCCCATATAAATCTTTATAAGACTAACAAAGACCGAGGCAGTGCCCTTTATGATAGAAGAAAAGCCATCTGCGTCTTCTCCCACTAAACCGAACTCCACACCAAGTTGTTTCAACGCCAGCCCCAATTCTTTATAATAATCTATCATTGGTTCAAAAATAGTCCCAAGTTCTCTGAAAATCTCGCTCAATAAGGATACTTCATCTTTTCCAGTCTCAATAGAGTCAAAAAGTATACTTAAACCTAGAACAATAGCCGCAACAGCACCTACGGGACCCATTAATGCAGCAGATAATGCTATTAGTATGCCCACTAGTGGCTTTATTACATCCATATTGTCTGCAATAAAACTAGTAAACTTTGTAAATGCATCAATAACTGGCATGATTATCGGAATCATTTGATGTAAAGCCATATTGAGTTTTTCTTGCAAACTGGCCATATCTCTGGCTCGCTTTGCTGCGTCAATCATACTTTGTTCTGATTGTTGGGTTGCGCCAGCCATAAGACTTATATTGCCACTCATCAAAAGAGCAAGTTCATTTACATCTTTTAGTCCAAGAGATTCTTTATAGAAATTCTTTTGATAATATGACATCTCATCAAACGAAAGTCCGGCATCAAGTATGGAATCTCTAATCATTTCAAACCTTTCTGCTGGTTCTGTCGCCATCATTAAGTCTATGGCATTTACAAAGTTGCCACCAAGAGCAGCGTTCAATTTGCCTGCCTGATCTGCTGCTCCCTCAAAAGTATCAAACTTGTTTGTTATGGCAAGTATACTGTCCATTTGCATACCAGTTGTCTTGGCTACAATCGCCAGATCTTTAAACGCCTTTGTGCCTTGGCTGCCCATCTTTGCGAGCATATCGCCCGCGCCTGCAAAGTCTGCTGCCAGTTGTTGGGGTGCTACTCCGAGGTTTTCAGCAAACTTTTCAAGATTCAGCATATTTTGTGCTGCTTGATCTGCTGACATACTAAGTGCCTTTGTTGAAATCTGTATAGATTTAGCAAAATCTTGATTACTGATCCCCATTTTGGCCAACACGGCGGAAGTTTCTATTAGATTCTCTCTGGTGTTCTCGGAGGCAATCGTGAAATCTGTAAAGGTAGTGAATAAGAGTTGAGCAGCGGCGCTAGTTTCTTGGGCTGTTGATCCAAATTTACGAGTTTCTTGGTAAGATTCAGTTATAGACCTTGCAAAGTCTTCGTTTGCGCCCGTTGCCTTCATAAAAGCGGCTTCCACATCTGCTAGATCGATAGCAAGATTGATTGCTGCTTTAGAATATTCAAATAGTGCGGCTGTTGCTGCTTGACTCGCCATTTGTGAAAGATTACCGGCAGCCGCGACACCGTCAAGTTTTTTGGCCATTCCTTGAATGTTTTTTGGGTCAAGCATTCCTTCCAGGGCTGGGGCTTGTCCTGAGAAGATAGAGCCGAAAGAGTCTGCTAGGTCTTTTGCACTTTCGTTAGATCTTTTGATAAGATCTTCCCTTTTTTCCAGCGCCTCCAGTTGATTCATTAAATTTTTTAACTTTTCTTCGGAGGCGGTGCCCTCACTATCTTTTATCTTTTGGCGTAACTCATAGATCCTCGCGGTAGTACCCTCTACTAACAACTCTGTCTTGTGTTGTTGGGCTCTGGAAGAGTTTATTTTATCGTATATTGCGGCTAATTGCTCTGCTTTTTGGGCTTCGGCTTCATAATCTCTGCCTGGGTCGGGAGGGCTCCTCCCGGTTCCCGCGCCAGCCGCATCTTCGGTGGTCTCTATGGCTGCAATTAGCCTATCAATTCTATCAATCAGTGTATCAATTGTGGCCATATAAAAGCCCTCGCTTCATTAGGTAAATAGTAATGAAGCAAAAAGAAAAGGCTGTCGCCGTGCCCACCGAATTAGTAGATCTTCTTTGGCTGTTTAGGCTCATTGTGTGGCGTTAAAGTTTGAGAATTACCACCGCCCTTGGAAGCATTCTCAATCGCTTGTTTTTCGGCTTCTAATTGTTTCAATAGTCTCTCAACAAACCACTTTCTAAGACCCACAGGTAAGTTGTAAGCCTCTGAAAAACTCCAACCACCCGAATACTTTAAAAAGAAAAACTGCTCATATATGTTCTCCATATATTCATCAGTTAGTCCAAAAAAAGTCCGCCGAAAGTGGCACCTCCATTTCTTGCTCGTGAGAACACTCACCACATTCAAAGTGCTGAGTTAAATCAACATTTGGTGCAGCAAGCCGATATGCAAGTCGCAAATGGCGGGAATCAATTGAAGGAACATTATCTACAAAATACTGCTTTGCTTGCATAGAAGTATCACCATTTAATGATACCACAATTGCTGCAAGTTGGCGAGTTATGTTTTTCTCTAACTTTGCTTTTTTATCGCTTTGTATTCCGCTCAAAAACGTCTTTTCATCACGACCAACTAGGAGCCTAAACTGAACATCAACGCCTGTCCTGGGAAGACTTACATTAAAGGTTCCATCTTCATTTGCCTTAACGCCTAGGTCTCGGGCGTCGTCCCCATCGTAAATATTGGCGTTGTTTAAATCAAACGAATATTCTTGGTTTTCACCACAATTGGGACACGAAACTTTTGTTTCATATATATTACCATAGCCAGCAACTCTTGTTGCAACTATAATAGCATTACGATCTCCGACCAGCAAAGAGTCAGGATCGATAGCCCTATTCACAATTAGGCTAGAAATAACTCTATCAAGAGCCACCCCTTTTTTTAGAAGTGTTCTTGAAGTAAGCATATCCTCTTCTTTGGCTGTCATCTGACGGATTTCGATCGAATCCTGACCACAAAGGGGATGTCCTTCGGGATAGAACTTTCCCTGCGATGGTAGTTCAACAAACTCTGTTGGAACCACAAATGAAAAGCCGCCCGCTTGAGCAGGAGGCTGAGAGTCTAAGTGTTTCGTGCCACCAAGACGATCTTTATTTCTCGACAATTTACACCTCGCGTTTTATATTGTCTATATTATACTTGGAAGAACTGGTTACCACCACCCGCCACGGCGGAAGATTGGGTGGCTGTCTCCACTCTTGCCCAATCATAGCGAAGCTCAAGTTGAACTTCAGTGAGGTCGCCCTCGCCACCATATTCCAAATCACCAAACTTAACATCTTTGATGAAAGAGTTCCACAGAGTCCAAGTCTCAAGTGGGTTCCCATCGGAATCAACTTGAGTAATAATAACGGTACCAAGTGCGCCTGCTGCTTTTGCCTTAGATATAGAGCCAAGTGCGTTTGCATCAGTGGGGGGCGAATACCCGGAGGCCACAACAATGTCTGAAAGAGTGGCTGTCATGTCTGGATCAGCAGGATCGACCATAGTTAGACTGATTGTGTTCCAAGTAACAGAACCAGGATAGTAAAATTTATGGTTTAAGTATGCGTGCTCAACTTCACCAATTGTGAAAGAAGGTTTGGCAGCAGTCTTAGCATACCATAGAAGGGCGCCGCCTTGTGCAGCGTTAATTCCTTGAAATTCTACAGTAAAGCGAAATTTACGCTTTGGATCTTTTAGGGTTGTATCTTGTCCGAAATTGGTTGACCAGAATGGCATTTGTTAGGTTCTCCTGTTATTCATAAATAAGTAGTAGGTGGGGGCAAAAGCCCCCTTTTGATCAGTCATCAAAAGATGCGCCAGTTGAAGCGATAACGAAGTCAATTGCGATGAATTCGATGGCGCGGGCTGGCTTGACCATGATCTTGGCATAAAGAATGTTCTGATCAATAAGGTCGGGGGTGGTTGTTGTCTCGTCTAGGATTAAACGATAATCGGTAATACCAAACTGAGTTTTTACATTAGCGAGGAATGGTTCAATAAGTGACTTGAAACGATTCCAGGTTGCCTGAACGTTCTGCTCAAATAGCACCTGAGAAGATAGAATGGATATATTCTTCTTCAAGTAGATAACTAGACGACGAACATTGATTCTATCAAGAGCAGATGGGCGCTCTTGTAGGGTTTTCTGTCCGAAGACTACGATACCTGTGCTTGGGAAACTGGCAATTGGGTTAATGCGAGAGTCATAAAGGGTATCACGCTGCTTAGAGGTTAATCTCTCAGTCACATTGGTGATGGGAATTCCCGCAGCACCATCGGAGAGTCCGCCTCTGTTGAATCCTGCTGGTGCAAACCAAACCTGAGAGGCTCTCTCAGAAGAGGCTAGAACGCCCATCATGGCAACAGTTGGTGGGATCCACACAAGTTGTCCGTTGTTTTCATCACGAGTCTGAACCCAAGGATAGAATGTTGCACCATAGGAGGAGTCTATTCTTCTGGTTTTCACAGCATTCGCTGCTTGTATAGGTGTAGTCCCAATACGATCTTTTCTATCAGCATAATATTGCTCATGCGCTGGTCTGTAAACATTTGGCAAATCAATTAGAGCCAATGCATCTGCACGATCTTCACAAACATTAATCATATGAGTTGTTAATCCCTCTAAGGTAAGACCTGGGACAGTCAAAAGGTTCATATTTATAAACTCAGCATCGGAAACTGTGTCAATAGCACGACGATAAGTGTGGAAAGCATAACTATTCGTTTCTGTAGAACTATCACTCATTCCACCATTATAAAGAGGATCTGGCTTGGTGATATCAAAACCATCAAAACCGCCATAGAACGGAGCAGTAAATTGTCCATATCCATCATCAAGGATATCAGAGTAAGAAGCAGATGTTGCAGATGTTCCGTCAGAGCGAGATCCTGACTTATAAGAATAGTTACTATTTGCATCTTTCTCAAGATCATCTAATGTAAAAATGTACGCATAGCTATCAATACCATTTACGCTGGTTGTTGGATCTGTCGGCCAAGTGGTTGTCCAGAGTCTATGAGGATCAGCAATTGATGCATCGGATCTGGTAGAAGAATCAGTTCTGGTAGACATAAATCCAAAGTATGCGCTGGTTGGGTCGGAAAGACCGCCATCCGAAGCACTAGCTCTAAGTCTAACAGATGGAAACACAAACTTGCCAGATAGAGCCCTAAGATTACCGTGAGAACCAGACGCGCCAAAGACAACATGTCCTGCAAAATCAGGTCCGCCCGATGCAGTTATAAATGCAGTTCCGTAACCAGTTGATGTTTGAGTCAAAGTAGCAGTATCGGAAAATTTGGGAGGGCCATAATACCCAAATGGCAATAGAACTGGGTCTGTGGCGCCAGCGTCGGCGTCGTCGTTCATCTCTACCCTAACATATCTCGATTGATTGGGGTAATCTCCATACTCTCTTAGTCTTTTTTCAGTCTCATTCCATTGATAAAACCTGTCTCCAATTCGACGTGCAATATAATTAGGAGAAGTGGGATTAAGAGTTAAATTATCAAATCTTTCTAAAACTTGAATATTGTTATCAGTGTCTCTTAGACTTCTAATCACTACAGAGAATGTTCCATAATCAGTTGTTGAAGAGTTTGATTGACGAATCTTTTCAATTGAAACCTTTGTGTTCTTGTGTAACCATTCACCATGTCCACGCCCAATAAAGCGAAAAAGCTTTTGTAGGTCTGTTGCCACATATGTGGCGGGTGCCCCCTGGTGTTGTCCCACAAACCACCCTGCTCTTGCTTCTTGAGAGGCTTTGCCCTTCATAGCAGCAGGTGTTGCGGTTGAGCTTGGCTCCTTCATTGGTGCAATAAGACCAACAAGTGCCTGACCGGTTGTTAAATCAGTAGTATAATCCGTAGTAAAACTAGCATCTCTTAGTTCTTGTTCAAAAGTTTCACCAAGCCAATAGGTTTTTTCTGAGGATGCTGGATAGAAATTCCCTGCTTCCATAAGTTGTGGATTGGTGTTGAAGCGCTTACGAATAAAGGTCTCCTTTGAATCATCAAAGCTGAATTTAATTGTTTCAGTTGGGCTAGTTGCACTGTCTGTGCTAAAAATTTCAGCAGTAAATAGATTATTGGAGTCAGTAGAAATAAGAGTGTTGATTGCTCCTGTTGTTTCGGTAGCCGTCGCTGCTGTTGAACCTGTAATTGCATAGTTGCTGCCTGTAAGTCTTATTTTGCCGCTGTCTAGGTACCAAACTGCACTTAGGACGCCACTACCCAAACTAGTTCCAACCGAGGCGGACTTAAATACCCAAAGTCCATACGCGCCACCATTGCTTGCCAAAGCTGTGCTTGGGGTAGTGGCGACAGTCTGCCACCCTGCGCGTCCAGCATTGCTCGCATCGTTATCGGAACGTTGTTGGCCCAAAAGGCGAATATAGGTTAAAGGAGCAACATTGGCATTCAGGAAAGCCTTGGCTGCATAAGTGCCGTACATTGGTGACTGATAGTTTCCATCGCGATAAACATCTCCACCACCATTTCCAGGGACTGTTCCACCGAACTTGGTAACAAAGTCAGAATATGACTCAACCTTAACTGGTTGCATGGCCAAACCTCGGGTGGAGCGTCCAATCACAACAGGTCCAATGGTGTCCGCCTGTCTTGGGCGGAATGAGTTGTCGATCTCGTTGATGAAGACACCAGGAGACACAAATTTAAAACTTTTTACGGGCATTACTTAATCCTCACTTTGTAAATAATATGCTAAAAAGCACGTTCAATCATAGTGTAAATAGTAGTTTGTTTCTTGAACGGACTTCAGGATATGTTTAGTCCATAAAAAAGTTATCGTTTCCTGCTGGCACAACTGTTTCTCTTGGAAAAGTTATCTCAACAGCATTTTCTTCTTTTCGTATTATCGGGCGGTCGTCGTTTTCGCCCTCGCCTATGAGATAGCCTAATACTCGTATACTTATTTCGCTAGTGAATTGTCTTTCGTCTTCTCCGAGGTTGGCGACGTTATTGGCGTGAGCGAAGCCCTGGTCGATGAAGGCTTCGTAAAGATGACCATTTCTACGCATTACAAATGAATTTATTTGCCCTGTTCTTGTCATGAAGGGCTGGGTTAGATCGTTCATTTGCTGTTGATATTCAGTTTTAACAACTATCTTATAGTCAAGATTGATATAGATCGGAATAGGGATGGTCAAAAACTGGATGACCACCTTTTTGTTAACTCTCGGGAAGTATTTCTGTCTAGTTCCTGAAGTATTTGTGCGAATTCCAGAGGCTACAGCAAAGTTGCGAGTCTTGTCTTGCTTGATTCGTTTAGCAATAACCATGCGCCCTGTTCGTCCATTACGCTTATCAGAATAGATATGTGCCTGATAGCCGCCTTTTCTTGATGGATCTTTGGTTATCCCTGTTCTTTCGATTGTGACAACGGGTAAAGTTATTGCTCCTGCGCTATGATCGTCTGGGTGGCGCAAGTCTTTGTCGTTTT